CTTTTGGTGTAAGAGTAAGTGAATTACCTGAGCAAGATGCCGGTATTTTAAACATGGCTCAGAGAGGAAAGGATCCTACTAAATGGAGTCCTACAGGAAATAAATATTATCCTATTATCCCTGATAGTAAATCTACAGATAATGGTGGCTTTGAAGAAAGACTTAAGAATGCTTCGCTTAGATTGCAAGAAGGACATTTCTGGTTAGGTACAACGCCTTCTAACTTAAGTACGAAAGCTACATTTGAGATGCGAGAGGGTGGAGCAGCAGTACCTCGAAAAAATAATGTACGTGTTGGAGATCCTACTACTGTACCTGCTGATATTCAAATTAAAGCTGGCGGATTGAACACTGGCTCTACCAAGTCAGGTGGTTCTCTTGTAAATGCTGTTATGAAAGCAGGTGCTTTAGAGTATAATAAGAAAATAGATAAGCAAGTACCTAATGTGATGTACACTAAGATTGCATTAGCCGTTACTGAAAATGCTCTTGCTGATCTATCTTACCTTGAAGATTTTGAAGGTGAACTTGAGATAGATGAAATAACAGGTAAGCCTAAATCAGAGGGTAAAAGACTTTCAGCTGTTGATCAACGAAAGATTGATAGAGCTAGAGAAATAGAAGGCAAAGATATAACTATAGCAAAAGGTAATGGTGCGTTAGGTAATATGATACATAAAGAGTATCAACGTATGGTTCCTGATAATGATAAGACTAATTTAACTAGAGAAGAAGCTGAAACTTTAGGTGCTGCTTTTAAAGATCTATATGCTATCTTAAATCCTCGTATGATACAGAGAATTGAAGGTGGCGGAGTGGCGCATGAACAATCTACGTTTCAACTTTCAGAAGCAGGTAGATTAGACTTAATAAAAGGTAAAGACAGACGAGCTGCTTTGTTTAGTAAACAACCTGTAAAACCTTTATCTGCGCCTGCACCTAGTGGATCAATTGACGAAGGTGATTTAGCCTCTTTAACTAAAGTTACTTTAGGTAATTTAGGTGTAAAAGAAAGTGAGCTAGTAAAGAAAGCTATGGCAAGCGCTAGTAGTGTAGCTCATATTGTAGATAAAAGACGTGGTAAAATTATGTTAGCCACGTTACTTGGTCGCTTACAAGGTGGTCAAAACGCTGACGTTACTACATGGCAATCAGAGATCCATGGTTTAGGCCAGTCAAAAGTAAATGAGTTTGAAGCTAAAGAAGCTGCTGAACTTAAAGCTTTACTTGAAGAAGGTTATAAGTATAACTCAAATACTAGAACATGGGAACATCCGCGAGATGCTGAATTAAATATTCCAGAATCTATGGTATATAAAGCTGATAAAGTTATGGAAAGTGTAATGATGAGTTACGCTCAACAAGTAAGTGCAATTGCAGAAGCTAGAAGTAAAGCAAACTATTTATCTTATTCTATGCTAGCTTATAATTATAGAATACTACCACAACAAACTTACTTTAATCCTGTTACATCAAAGATAACTAGGTTTGTAACTCGTGGTGTTAAGTCAGCGCGTATTAATAGAAGAGGAGATCAAGTAGATCAAAACTTAAGACAGATGTATGCAGCTATGTTAGTTGACGGAGCTGATGCTTTGTTACCTGACGCAAGAGAAAGAGCTTTAGCAGCTGCTACTGATCAAATGAAAAAAGATGGTGACGCATTAAGATCTTTAGAAAATGTAAGAGATGAGGATTACGAAGTTGTATCAAATGCTATTGCTTCTAAGGTACCGTTAGATAATCCAGATTTTCCTGCTGAAGCTATGGCTAGAATCCAAGGTTCTTTACAGTTAGATCCTACTATTCATGCAGATCTAATAGCTAAGATAAAGGATAAAGGCCAAGATGGTTTAATGTATATAGATGGATTGATTGACTTTGCTAATTACGTAGATGCAATGTCAAATAATAAACCTTTCAATACATACTTTAATGGCTATATAGATGGTAAAACAAACGGCCTTGCATCGAATGGTGTACAGATGGGTCATGAACAAACAGCTTTACGTACAGGTGTTATTCGTACAGGAGTTGAAAAGCTTTTAGATGACGGTGATATTAGAGATCAGTTGCAAAAACTTGCAATAGAATCTTTAGATAAAGGTTGGTCTGATATTAACTTTGATCCTGCAGATGGTGCTACTGCGATTGAGCATATGAATACTATAGCTAAAGAGTTATACTCTTATAGAGAGTTAAACAAGCAAACAACTATGACATATGGTTATGGTATGGAGTTGTTTAGTTTTTGGGTTAACTTTAAAGAAGTTATTGATCTTAAACTACAAGAAGCTAAATCAAATCCGAATGATCATATGCTACAAGCTTTTGCTACTAGCTATGCGTACGTTATGAACGATAAGAACCTTGGCTTTAATAATGATGTAGTAGAATTATCTAAAGTATTAAACGGAAAATACTCTGAGTCACTAGTTGAAGTAATGTCTGATGATGCTATAGCTTCAAGAGCTTTAGTAAGAGCTTCTGCTGGTATGTTTGCAGTCTTAAATGAAATACAAGAGATTGATGGACCAGGTGGTATAGGTAGATTAGCATTTGGTAGAGCAGTTTCTGAAGGCTCATCAACAGCATCATTTACTGATTACGATACATATGCAAAGGATGATGCACTAGCTGCAGCTGCAGGTTTTCCTATCGATGAGAAAGGAAATCAAAAAAGAGAGCAAAGACGTAGAGCTTTTCATTATAAAAAGCGAATGACGTCATCAGCACCGCGAGTTACTAAAGTTGGTAAGAATATTAAGTCTGAACCAGGTCGATGGGCTTATGGTGGTTCTGTACCAGGACCTATACAATCATTGGATGCTGTGACAGTAGTTAAGACTTATACAGGTAAATCATGGAATGATATATCGAATGCTGGAAAAGGTAATCCGTATTTGTTTACTATATACGATGCTTTTAAAATGGATGCAAATAACTATGATGTAGTATTAGGAGAAGTTAATAAGAACTGGATGAGAGAATGTATGAACTATTCTTATCTACAGGCTTATAAAGATTCTACTTTAAAACTCATGAGGGATTATGAGAAAAATAAAGCTGCAGTTCTTAAAGAGAAAGGCAATGATATTATATCAGACATAGATGGTTTGTATATGAAGTATATGTTAGAAGATCATACAGGAAAGAGTACTGAAAAAGGAGATAAGCTAACTTATAGTGGCACTCAACTTGCTAGAAGACTAGGTAAGATGGCACCTATTAACGAAGAGAACTTTGGTTTACAAGCTAAGAAGTGGGTTGATAGTATGCAGATTGCTATGAGAAAAGTAGGATATAACTACGATCCACAAAATCCTAATCGGAAACCACCTGAAGCAATAACGTATAGACAGTATTACGCTTTTGTAGATGAGTTTTATAGACAGTTAGACTTTAAAAATCAAATAACTAGAATGATAAAACATACTGGTGAAAAGAAAAAGAAGTTAATGGAGAAACTTAGAACACAAGGATATAGACATCGTAATCGTGATGGCTCATATACAATGATAGCATTACAATACTTCGCGCATTAAAAAAAATAACCCCAATAGAAATCCGTATGGAAATCTATTGGGGTTTTTTATTAAAGCAATCCGTTCTTAGCGTATAGCTCTTTCAATCCTCGAGCTGCTACTTCTTTATTCTTGGTTGCTTCTTCTTCTGTTAGACCTGCATCTATATTCTGATTGTATACAATGTCTAACATCATCTCGTTAATCTTCGGTGTATATAATGCATCTTCTGGTATCTGTGGGTACTGATCTTGTAGTTCTTTATCATCTACATCAGCGCCTCGTAGTGCCAGATAGTTATAACTTCTAGGCATTTAGCTCCTCCTTAAGCAAAGAAATAGTCAGAATCTTCTATGTCATTTATATTTAGACTACCTAATTCTGGTTGTTCAACATCTATTCCTTCTTTATCTGTTATTAGTTCTCCTTCAATATAGTTGTAGAAGTTATCTACATCATACATATCTATGAATTTACGTTTAGTGTGAGCGAGTAATAACTCTACATCACACGCGTGAGTTGAGAAGCTATCGTGTACAGCACCGAACTCTCCGTTCCAGTCATCTATAACTAATGCCATGTGACTAGCATCCATAGAGTGTACGAAGTTAGGAGATATTCCTGTCATAAATCCTCTTATATCAGGAAGTTTAGTTGCTACTTGTGCACAGTGTTGTACTGCTCCTCGTTTATTGTAAGTTGTATACCCACTTATAGTACCTTTAGCTTTACGCCGCTGCATCTGAAAGTTAGTATACTCTACAGGAAAACCTGATGGTGTAGTCCAGCATAGTTTATCCTCACCGTTACCATAAATCTTTCTTGATTCGTATGAGTTTATAAACTGTACTAGCTTACTTAGTTCCTGTAGTTCTTCATCTGTCTTATCTTTCTGTACATAAAGTTCTTTCTGCCTAGTAATAACATCAGTGTATTCTTTACCAGCAGGCTCTCCATCAGGAGAAAACTTCTTGTACTTTCCTATTTCAAATGAAGCTAGTTGTTGCAAGTATGCCATAGTATTTAATGGACCTGGACATACTTTATCTATAGCTTTGATTAGAATCTTTGCAAACTTGTTGCAATCATCTTGAGTAATACCGTATGTAGTGTGGTAGTCCTCTGCCTTACAATCAAAGAACATGTTCTCAGCTATTTTACCTGCACCTGCAGAGTAAGCTCGCGTCATAGATCCACGTTTAGTTATGCCTTTGCGGATATGTTTCATCGGCATTGAGTTTAATATAGAACATAGTCGTTCGTCTTTAGTTAAGCTGATTAGTTCTTTAGCTGTTTGTACGTAGAAGTCTTTAGGTATTTCAATAGGAATTAAACCAACAAGATCTCCTGTCTGTACGTCTTTAGATATAGAACCAAGATGTTGCCAGCCATTATTACTACCATCAATTGGTATAGGTAAGTGAGTCATAAAAAGTCTATGATCTTTCTTAGCTTCATGATAGTCGTACCATTCAATACAACATGCTAAGAATGATACAGTCTTTTCACAAGGTACAAAAGAAGCAGCTTGCCCTAAGTCTACAATCCAGTTCATGTTATTGTTTACCCAGTTAACTCTATCTTCGAGTGTCATCTTGTCTACAGAAATATCTTCTAATCCTTCTGATTTAAGATATCCCTTATAATCTTGTTCAACCCAGTCAGGTATCTCATCTATCTTATAGCTTTCGTTATAGCTAACAGCAGTATGCACTGCAAGCCAGAATAACCCAGCGTCTGTCATAGGTTTACCGCGTGCAAACTTAAGCATACCACGAGATAAGTCTGAGCCTTGGAAGTTTAAGAAAGGTTCTATGTAATAAGTTCTACCTCGATAGTCTGCATCAACGTACTGGTAGAATACATCTTGCTCTTTCAATAGCTTTGCCTTAGACATAATAAACTTCCACTCCATAGCTTTACTACGTCGCTTCATTTCTTTAGCATCGTTATCTTTATAAGGTTCTTCTTGTAAGAAGTTACCTTTGTTATCTATTAGTGCATCATATATTCTTCTGTTGATACGCCAACCAGTTTTCTGTAGCTTATTCATTGCATTAATATACGGTTGACTTAGATCTAACTTATCATCTTTAAGTTTATTCTTTATAACTAGGTGACGATCTCGCTGCACCATAGAAGTAATAGACTTTGGTATCGTAGTAATCGTAGCTGTTAGATTAATACGAGTAGTTGCTTCATGTAAGTCAGCAAGCTCAATCCACTTAGGTGTAGCAGATATTATATGGCTGCTGTCTCTTATTCTTGGGTAATATAAATCTATATAACCACAGTTGTAAAATGCTTCAACAAACAAATCACCTAGTCTTAGCTCCATAGACCACGGCACTTTATCTCGTTTAAGTATACGGTGTATATGTTGTCCTATTTTAAATGATGTGTTAGTTAGCTGTGATGTTCCTGCTGGACTATCACTAGTGTCTTTTGTAAATAGTATCTGTATTGTCTGCAATGCGATGTTCACAAACATATCCATATCTTCTTCGTATGTTTTATGTAACTTTAAAAGTACACCACCAGAGTTAGCTTTCGGATTGTTTACGTTTATCTTCTCGACTTTCTCTAATAGGTACTTGGTCACCTGATCTATAGGTTTTGACATCCAGTCCTCTTTCTTTTAAAAATTGTAGCGCGTAGCTATCATACGTCTCGTCGTATACTACTCTAATAATCCCTGATTGTAGTATAAGTTTAGAGCATTCCATACAGGGTGAATGCGTTGTATATATTGTAGCTCCTTCAGAACCTCCACCTGTTCTAGCTAACTTCATAAGTGCGTTAGCTTCTGAGTGTATAACTTCTGGTCGAGTTGTTTTACATACATGTCTTGTTTCATTAGGCATACCAGCAGGCATACCATTCCATCCTTGAGAAAGTACTCGTCCATCACGGACTATTATACTTCCTACCTTTATCTGTTCATCATAAGATAGCTCACTAAATACATGAGCTACCTTAAGATATGCTTTATCATATCTGAATTCCTTCAAAGCTAAAGTCTCCTGCTTTAGTTAATCTTGTAGTATTAATATCGTAAGTCGCAGCACCAGCGTTACCTGTTAGACCTGTAAACCTAGACTTTAATACTCTGAACGTTATTGTGTTACGTTCTTGATCGTCATCCGCTATTAAGTTTCTAGCAAAGCTAATGATATCAAATGATATCTGTTTGATAGAGCCTGAACCTTTGATGTCATCGATAGAAGCAAGCTTACCTTCCTCAAAACTTCTTGTACCACCTTGAGCTTTACGTAAGTGTGAGATTAAGCCGAGCCATACATTATGTTTCTTAACTACTTTAAGTAAGTCAGACATCATTTTGTCTACAGCTTCATTACCTGATAATCCTTCTGTACCTTCTGATACAGCAATAGTAATGTGATCTAGTACTAGGTACTTACATCCCATTAAAGCCATGTATTCTATCTTATCTATAAGACTTGAGTCACCGACAGAACCTTGATGATCTAACAGTACTAGTCTTTCATCTCCGAATACAGCATCAAAGCCTGCTCTAATCTCTTCATCAGTAAGAGGAGGAGGATCCATTACAGGTCGCTGCAGCTGCATTGATATAAACTTTTCTGCAGTATCACCTACTGATTCTTCAAGAGATATAAGACCTATCTTATCTGTAGTTTTGTTTAGTAAATCTAAAACAATTTCTTTAATAACAGTAGACTTACCTGAGCCTGTACCTGAGGTGAACAAAGTAATTTCACCTTGACGTATGCCTTTAAGTTTATCGTTAAGACCTTGCAAGCAGTCAGGGTATGGTACTGATTCTGTGTTTTGTCTTGCTTGAAACTCTGCCCATATGTCTTCACCTACTACTATACCTGCAGGAGACCATGTCTGTGCATCCCAGATAGCCTGTAGTATGGCTTGATGCCCGTACTTACGTAGTGATT